ATCATGGCCTTACATCGCTAAGCCAGATACACGATATAACCCTGAAGGTGTTTATAAGACCAGCCTAGTAATTCCTGCTGCAGAAGCAGAAAAGCTGATGGAAGAGTGCAAAGAAGCGTTTGTAAATGAGTATGGTCAAACTAAGCTGGCTAAAGCTCATCTACCTTTTGAACTAAATGATGAAGATAATACTGTAACTTTTAAGTTTAAGTCTAAGCGTCAACCAAAAGTTTACGACGCAAAAGGCACTCCTATTAAGAAAGTGCCACAAATCGCCTCTGGAACTGTTGCTAAAGTAGCGACAGCAATTAATCCATATGCAACAGGTATTAATGTTGGGGTTTCGCTTTATCTAAACGATGTTCAAATCATTGATCTAGTTGAGTATGGAGGTGCTCCAAAGTTTGGCGCTGAAGATGGTTATGAGTATGAAGATGACGGCGAACCAACTATGAAAGAGCCAGCCCTACATGAGGACGACAAGAACGCGGACTTCTAAACAAGTCGGGATGGTTTATGGATTTCGATCAGGATTAGAAGAGCGTGTTGCTGACCAACTAAAAGCTTTGTCTGTTGGTTTTGAGTTTGAAAAGCTTAAAATTAAATACACAAAGCCTGCTAGAACAGCAACTTACACACCCGATTTTGTCCTATCAAATGGTGTCATTATTGAAACTAAAGGCCGGTTTTTAACCGCTGACCGACAAAAACATTTGCTCATTAAGGAGCAATACCCAACGATGGACTTACGGTTCGTCTTTAGTAATTCAAAAGCGCCCATTTCAAAAGGATCTAAAACAACGTATGGTGATTGGTGCAACAAGCACGGATTTCAATACGCTGATAAATTGATTCCTATTGATTGGCTAAAGTGATCCCATCTTAGGCATTCGAAAGAGTGTCTAAGAATGTTTTCACTTGGAGATTTTATGAGTTTAGAAACTAGTTTTGAGGAATCAAAATTTTTACGGCACGAAGCATGTGAAAGCTGCGGGTCGAGTGATGCAAAAGCGATTTACAGCAATGGTAGCACATTTTGCTTTTCCTGCCAGAAATCAACAAGACCTGATGGTAAAGGAAAGATAAAAGTAATGAATGATACACCGCCTTTACTTAACCCGTTTTACGAAGCAGAAGTAGAGCCATTGAGTGCTCGAGGGATTTCTGCAGAAACGTGTAAGAAATTCAACGTAAGACGTGGCGATTACAATGGAATGCCTGTCCATTTTTATCCATACTACGATGACAGTGGTAACTTAGTTGCTGCAAAGACTCGTGATAAGAATAAAAACTTTAGAGTAATTGGTGATGGTAAAGATTTACATTTCTTTGGCCAGCATTTATTTACACCTAATGAAAAGCTAACTGTTGTAGTTACTGAAGGTGAAATAGACGCAATGTCTATGTCGCAAGTCATGGGGAACAAATGGCCCGTAGTATCAGTGCCACAAGGTGCTCAAAGTGCAGTAAAAACATTTCGATCACAAATCGAATGGCTAGACGGCTTCAAAGATGTGGTCATTTGTTTCGACATGGATGCACCTGGTCGTGATGCGGCTTTAAAGTGTGCTGAAGTCCTTAGGCCTGGAAAAGCACGCATAGCTTCATTGCCTATGAAAGATGCCAATGAGATGTTGTTGGCTAATCAAACAGAAGCGCTTATGAAATCCTTTTGGGATGCTAAGCCATTCAGACCTGATGGTATTTTATCAGGCAATGATTTATGGGATGCTGTATCCCGTGAAGATGTTATTCAAACAGTTGAATACCCTTTTGCAAAACTAAACGAAACTACGTTAGGTATGCGAAGAGGTGAGTTGGTTACTGTCACTGCAGGTTCAGGTATTGGTAAGTCCGCTTTTATGCGCGAAATTGCTTACCATCTAATCGGCCTCGGTGAAACAGTTGGAATGGTGATGTTAGAAGAAAACCCAAGACGAACCGCTTTAGGTTTGATGGGTCTATCTATCGACAAGCCACTCCATTTGTCTCGAGATGGTGTTTCTAAAGAAGACTTACGCCAAGCGTTTGATTCTACTTTAGGCACTGGAAGAGTGTTCATGTATGACCATTTTGGTAGCACTGAAGTGGACTATCTCATGAACAAGTTGCGCTATATGGTTAAAGGCCTCCAATGTAATTGGTTGGTCGTTGATCACCTATCTATCTTAATTAGTGGATTAGAAGGTATAGATGAGCGAAGACTTATCGATCAAGCCATGACTATGTTGAGAACGTTTGTAGAAGAGACAGGCTGCGGAATGTTGCTAGTATCACATTTACGTAGACCTGAAGGACGAGGCCATGAAGAAGGTGCTCATACTTCTCTATCACAACTAAGAGGATCCCACGCGATCGCACAATTGAGCGATATTGTTATCGGCTTAGAACGTAATCAACAAGGCGAAAACCCTAATGAAACAACGGTAAGGGTATTGAAGAATCGATTCTCTGGCACAACTGGAGAATCAGGACGTCTTTACTTTAATCGAGATACGGGACGCCTCACAGAAACATTCGTGCAGGCTACTCAGTTCGACGCTGCTACCATGGGTGGCGGTGAATTTTAATTTTTTGGAGAGCAAACAATGAATAATTACTATTACACAATTAAAGCCATTAAAGAGAATGATGGCGCTACTGCAGCACAGATTGCTAAATATGGCGTGGCTAATCCCTCTGCTACTATTTCGGCACTACGTGACCGTGGCCATGAAATCTTTACACAAATGGTTAAGCGTAAGGGTAAACTCGTTGCGAAATATGTTATGCCATTCGGCACACGCACAGAGGCTCAAAAGCTAAGCCGTGTTTCTAAACAAAACATTGCTAAAACTCTTGGCTTGCCTGTGCAATCTTTTATGATTAATGGCTAAGAGGTGAGCGGCTATTAACGTAAACTACTGTCGGGAGACAGCAGAAGCAACATCCACTAAGGAAACGCTTGGTGGTAATCGACTTGCAAGTATGTTGCCTGCAACTACTGGGGATTCTCGGTGGTTGTGGAGAACATATTGTTCTAGACGGAGAATAAATGAAACGTATTGTATTTGACATAGAAGCTGATGCGCTTTTACCTACCATCTCCAAGATCCACTGTCTCGTGATTCAGGACGCGGATACCGGGGAGGTAAAATCATATATCGGCCACAAAGACATCCAGACTAAGGGATTGGGAATTCTTGAGAACGCCGAGGAGGTTGCAGGCCATAACATATTAACGTATGACCTACCTGCTCTAAAGAAAGTATTAGGATGGACTTTACCATCGCATGTTAAAGCTTTTGATACGCTTTTAGTATGTAAGCTATACAACCCAGATATTTATAGTTGGGATGTAACAGGCCGATATAAAGCGCTTGAAAAGAAAAACTATGGCTCACACTCGCTTGAAGCATGGGGCCAGCGATTAGGTAACCATAAGATGTCCAAGCCAACAGACTTCTCTGTATTTACAGAAGAGATGTTGACATATTGTATTCAAGACGTTGGATCAAACTTAACTGTCTATAAGCACTTAAAGAAACTAGATATTAGTGCTAAGGCTTTAGAAGTTGAGCATACATTCCAAATGAATATGATGGACCTTGAGTCCGCAGGCTTCCCTTTTGATGTAGATTTTGCTACAAAACTATATGCAAAACTTTCATCTGAGCGTGAAGTAATTCGCAAAGAATTAACCACACTATTTCCTACACGAGTCATTGAGCGTGTCTCTGAGAAGACAGGTAAACCATTGAAAGCAAAAATCATTGAGTTTAACCCATCATCTCGTGACCATATTGCCTATTGGTTTCGTGAGAAGTATAAATGGCAACCTAAGGACTTTACTCCTGCAGGTAAGCCAGAAGTTAACGCTGAAATTCTTGAATCATTGGACTATCCAGAGGCTAAAGAGTTAAAGCGTTACTTTGAATTAGATAAAGTTATTGGTATGGTTGCTGAAGGTGCCAATGCATGGCTTAAATTAATCGGTGAAGACCGACGAATTCACGGTCGCATTAACACCATTGGTGCTGCTTCAACACGATGCACGCACTCAGCGCCTAACCTCGCACAAGTGCCATCACCACGTAAGCCTTTTGGCAAAGAATGTCGTCAGATGTTCCATGCTCCTAAAGGCTTCAAGCAAGTTGGTGTAGACTTGAACGCGATCGAGTTACGATGCTTTGCTCATTATC